AGCGAGGTTCTAAAGAACCCCGAGAGACAAGTCAGCGAGGCCAATCTGTCCATGTCCATCGGGGCATCCTCTGCCTTGATTTCTACGAATTGGGAGACGTTATCGCTACCCTCCTCGGTATAGTTGGTAGCACCAGCCGCACCGTACACAGCTACAGAGTAGCCTGCCGTTGTCAATTCATCAGCCAGTCGAAGACCCGCCGCACCTCGCCAAAACAACTGCTCGGAAGTCACGTTAGCGTTACCGGCTAAGTCGATCACAATCGAGACAGATCGGACAGATGTTCTGCTCTGTCGCTTGGTTCTAGACCAAGCCCTACTCAGGTCGCCACGGTACACGGCCTGCATATCCAACTCGTCGCCTTGATCGGAGCGGACTCGGCGGCGGCGAATATCTTGGGGAGCGGGTAAGTCGCCGACAGTAAGCTTGGAAAGCTTAGCGACACCGGCAGGGTAGCCCTTTGTCAGGACAGAGCGTAGCTCTGCGACAGTGGCGACACCGAGCCAGCTAGGGTCGGATTCACGATCCCAAAACCTCTCGGCCTTGGATTTGTTGGACGATTCTGTCCAGTCACCCTTTAGGGTAGATTCGGGTTCGGTAACGCTATCCCAAAGGATAGCGGTCAGGTTGCCTGCTTTGCTATAGATCATTTCAGACCTCCACTTTAGTGCGTTCGTCGGACTTCCAGCCTATGAAATAGGTGTCTTGAATGGCCTTGACAGATTTGCCAGCCTTGAGCAACTTAGTTGCATCGAGCAGAAATCGAGTTGACATGACACGGTGTAGCCGTGCCTCGGTGATTCGTTTACGAACCGCCCAGCCCCAAGCCAGCAGGTCGGGAGCCACTACCTTACGTTCAAAGCTTTGATCGTAGTCAAGTAGCACGGTTCCAGCACGGAATCTGTCCAGTGTCGACTCATCGAGTCGTTCACGGCCAGCGTAAGTCTGATTTGACCCAGTACCAAAGGTATTGGCGGCGGCCATACAGACAAAATCAGGGTGACGTTTCACCAATGAGGCATCTTTTCGGATCGGCAAAAAGAACGATCCATTGGCGAGAGCCTGATTCAGAAACAGCAAGGTGTTGGAGTCGGCTCCGTCGAGTTCGTCAAACAGGAAAACACCGCCTTGTTCGTACATTTTCACAAAGTCGGCTGGTAAGTAACCGTATCCCTCGACAGGAATTAACCAGCCCTGAAGGGCTGACTCTGACATTCCAGCAGTACAAGAGACCGAGGCAAAGGGTCTACCAAGGGCTTCAGCCACTTGGAGACCAAGGTGAGTTTTGCCGCAACCAGCAGGGCCAACCAACAGAATATTCAAGCCACAGGATGCTGAAAGCAATATGTCCTTGAATTCGGGGCGAGTGTGACCCTCGACCTTATGGGCTGAACCGTCAGGACGGACAACCTCGATTCTGACAACTGGACTATCGTCCATTGCTTTCTTGACCTCTGTCATGACAATCTGTCTGACAGTGGCTTCATCTACTGTCGGAGACAGTAATTTGCGGAGAGCGTCGAGGGCATCAGAGTCTGATGACTTGGGAGCCGAAGGCTTGGTGAGTGGCGGCACAGGGATTTTCTCCTCATCGATGGCGACCCCTTTAGGGGTCAGTTTTGCAGGAAAGCCATTGGAAATGGCGGATTGAATCTGTTCTTCGGTGTAGGTTGTAAACAACCTATCGACCAATTCAGGGTTTTGAATTGGTTCAAAGTCGAACCCTGCGGTTCCACCGTTAAGTTGTCTGAAAATCCAAATGATTTTGGCTTTGGGTTGAGTCAGGAGAAGGTCACGCATTGGTTTTCCTTTCGATGCGGTGAGTTGCGAAATAGCGGCAGAGCCGCTAAAGACAGGACAGAGCGTCCAGTGCATAACAGTCAGAGACTGTCATGCCGTTGAAACTCTGTTGAGTGTTGACAGTCCTAAAGGACTGCATAGAGCCTCAAGGACACAAGGCTAAAGCCTTGAACCAACCCTTTGGTGTTGCCATGTTGACGGTTCACACCGTGTTGCAACTCCTCTGGAGTCCGACGCTACATCCCGCCGTTGGGGTCAAGAGACCTGTTTCTGGGTCTGCTTTCGGTTTGTTGCCGAATTGACGATTTGAAGTTGACCAGATTGTTGACGCTGTGTCAAGTCTTTTTTTCATTTCGACCCCTATTACTCCGTAAAAAAGTTGAAAATAGGTGTTGTTTTGGGGTTGAACGACGATTTTGAGCCGCAAAGCTTCAAGGCAGGCATCACAGGCACTGCTTCGCTAATGGGTCATGTAGGGGTGAAATCGAGAGCAATAGTCAATACGTGCATTATGCAAGGCGTTGAAATGATTGGAATTTTGGGTATGGGAAAAACGGAATTCAGTAAATTGTCCACGCTTTCCTAAAGGAAACGGCATTCCATCCCTTCATGCGCCCATGCTATGACCCACATCTACCCTCTTTAGAGGGCAAAATTACGGTTTAATTGGCTTTCCAGCTACAAAATCTGTCGGTCTCTGTCCCTCTGGGACGGTGTGCGCCTGCTGTGACCCTCGGGTGCGATCAGGGGCAGGGGGGTGGCGTGGCCGTGCCATGCGTTGCGTGCGTCCTGAGCCTCTAGATATAGGTATTTCACAAACACTAAACCTTTTTCATGCCCTCGTCTCAAAAACACCGGGGTCTATACAAACACCGATAATAATTTTTTCTACAAAATACTCAAATTCTCTGCAATCAGTTCTGAAATCAGAGCTGAAAACACGATGCAACCCAATAACCCATAAACCCAATAACCCACTCTACTGGCAAGTGTCTCTGAGATCAGAGTTGTAATCAGGAATGCCGGAAAAGGTATTGCATATTCCGGATCGGATGGGTATATTCCCTGCCAATGATGGACAAACCATCTCAAGACGCATGGGGATTGATCGAACAACTTTGAGCTTTGGGTTTGGCGGTTGCGCCAATAATTCCTGAACAGTCCCCAGCCGTGTTGGTGGAAACGGTTTGGCCCCGTTGGGAGTTTTTCGTTGTTGATTTGCGCCCACACCCTGCCTTATGGGAGCCACCAACAAGTTTGGCGAAAGCGGATGCTGGTACAGGGGATTGCGGAGCGGCGGTCAGCCAGACGTAGCGAGTAGCCTTCACACAAGAGGAAACAATGGCAACAAAGAAATCTACTGAAGCAGTGAGTGCTCGTCGGGAGCAGCTTCGGGAAGAACACGCCGTTGCTGTCCGTGAAAAGATTCAAGTGTCAAGCTTGGTCACCACACTGGAAAACTTTGCTCTCGGCAAGGGAACCGCCAAGTTGACTGCGGCTCGCATCAAAGCGATTGAGATGTTGCTGGACAAGACCCTGCCGAACTTGGCTTCGGTCAAGCATGAGACAGATGCGAAGAGTGTTACATTCATGATTGGTTCAAACTTCGTAAAGCCTGAATGACCGTCATCCAATACATGCCGCCAGGACAAGTGGCTGCCGACTTCCATGCTTCTGAGGCTGATGTCCGAGGAATCAAAGGGCCGGTCGGCTCCGGAAAGTCTTCCACCTGCTGCATGGAGATCGTCAAACACTCCCTCAAGCAAACCCCACACAATGGTTGGCGCAAGGCTCGATGGGCCGTCATCCGTAATACCTACCCTGAACTGAAGTCCACCACGATCAAAACTTGGCAGACTTGGTTCAATGACGAGCTTGCCCCGATCAAGTGGGATGCCCCGATCACAGCTCACATGAAGATCAAAGACTGTGGAGACGGCAACGGACTGGATCTCGAAGTCATCTTCATCGCCTTGGATAAAGCTTCTGAAACCGGCAAGCTGAGATCTCTCGAACTTACTGGAGCTTGGATAAATGAAGCCTCAGAGGTTCCGCATGAAGTCTTCAACATGGTCACGCAACGTATCGGTCGTTACCCCGCGAAGACTCACGGCGGCGGCCCCGTTCATCCATGCGTCATCCTCGATACCAACCCGCCTGACGACGATCACTGGTATTACAAGATTGCAGAAGAAGACACCCCCGAAGGATGGGAATTCTTTAACCAGCCGGGTGGTCTCATTCGTATTCAAGAGGGCGATGAGGTTGAATACAAACCGAACCCAGATGCGGAGAATGTGTTCAATCTTCCTCAAGGGTACGACTACTACCTGAAGATGGTTAAGGGCAAGTCCGACGACTGGATCAAAGTCTTTGTCCTCGGCCAGTACGGAACGACCGCTGACGGAAAGCCAGTCTACCCAGAGTACAACGACAGAATCCACACCTCGGAAGAAGAGATCCTTGTGAACAGAGGACTACCTCTGTACCTTGGATGGGACTTCGGACTCACACCAGCCTGCATCGTCGGACAGATTACTGCCCGTGGGCAACTGGTGATCCTTGAAGAGTTTGTCGCCGAAGACATGGGCATCAGACAGTTTGCTCAGGAAATCGTCAAGCCAGCCCTGATGACGACCTACTCCGGAATGCGGTTCATCTCTGTTGGTGACCCCGCTGGAACACATAGGTCTCAAGCGGACGAGCGAACCTGCTACCAAGAACTCCTTGAGGCTGGGATTGCAAGTGAGCCAACAAACACAAACGATTTCATACCACGCAGAGAATCGGTTGCTTACTTCCTCAACAAGCTGGCTGGGGGAGAACCTGGATTTCTTCTCTCGCCAAACTGCCGCCAGCTACGCAAGGGCTTCCTCGGTGGCTACAGGTATGAACGACTCAAGGTCGCTGGAGAAAGATACCGCGACCGCCCAGTCAAAGACAGATTCAGTCACCCACACGATGCGCTTCAGTACCTCTGCTTAGCAGCGAGAAGCGGCAAAGTGGAAGTGAGAGCACGACAAGTTAAAAAAGCGTCCAGCAAAGCTTGGACATGAGGAATAAACCATGACACAGGTGTATCAGGCAGTCGCGCCAGTCGAAGCAGACATCAGCGCCGTCCAAGCACAAGGCGTGGATAACTCCGACCTGATCGCGCTCGGCATCTCTGGACACATCAATTCCTGCTGGACTCAAGCGAAGATGGCAAAGCAGGACATCACTGAGCGTTTGCTCAAGTGCGAGCGCCAGCGCCGTGGTGAGTATGACCCTGACAAAGCCATCGACATCGCCGAAACCGGCGGGTCAGACATCTTCATGATGCTGACAGACGTTAAGTGTGCCGCTGCCAAGTCATGGATTCAGGACGTAATGCTCCAAGCAAACCGTCCTTTCGATCTCGTACCCGCTCAAGAACCACAGATTCCTCCTGAAGTCCGTCTGTCGATCATCGACTTGGTGAGGACAGAAGCGGAAGATTACGTCCGCGCCGGTCAAGAGTTGCACCCAGAGACATTCCGCAAGCGGATGAATGAAGTCCACGACATCATCTCCATGCGTGTCAAGGAAGAAGCCAAGGCTACCGCAGAGAGAATGGCTCAGGTCATCCAAGATCAACTGGATGTCGGCAAGTTCAAGCCTGCCATGCAGGACTTCATTGATGACTTCGTGACGTTCCCCACGGCCATCCTCAAAGGCCCAAGCGTTCGCCGCAAGAAACAACTCCAATGGGGGCCAAACTTCACACCCATCGTCATCAATGACATGGTTCGTGAAGTCTCAAGGGTTTCTGCTTACGACATCTTCCCAAGCGCCAACTCAATGGGCGTGGATGACGGCTTCCTGATTCAGCGTCACCGTCTGTCGGCCAAGTCATTGGAGTCCCTCAAGGGTGTTCCCGGATATTCTGACGACGAGATAGATCAAGTGCTCATCCGCTATGGACGAGCTGGCTACCGCTACAACGAGTACGGCGACCAACAGCGTGACGACCTCGAAGGCAAGACGAATTCCCAAATGCACAACGATCACCTGATCGAAGCATTGGAGTTCTGGGGGCCAGTCATGGGCGACCTGCTGATCCAGTGGGGCATGAAGGACGTTGACCCCAACAAGGTCTATGAGATCAATGCTTGGCAAGTGGCAAGCTTCACCATCAAGGTGGTTCTGAATCCAGATCCCCTCGGCGAGCGCCCCTACGAGATCGCCTCATGGCGCACCATCCCCGGAGCTTTCTGGGGTATGGCTCTGCCTGAGAACATGCGCGATGTACAGATCATGTGCAACGCAGCATCCCGCGCTCTGGCAAACAACATGGGCATCGGCTCTGGCCCTCAAGTCGAAGTGGCTGTGGACAGATTGGCTGACGGCGAAGACGTAACCCAGATGTATCCTTGGAAGATCTGGCAGACCACATCGGATAAAACCGGCGGCGGTCAGCCCGGTGTTCGCTTCTTCATGCCTGAAATGAAGGCCGCCGAGCTGATGGGTATCTACAACCAGTTCGCCAAACAAGCGGACGAAGTGACAGGTATCCCCAACTACATCTACGGTTCTGGCTCCGGAGCAAGTGGCGCAGGCCGCACAGCTTCTGGTCTGTCCATGCTGATGGACAACGCCGCCAAGGGAATCAAGACAGCGGTCGGGACTATCGACGATGTGGTCACGATGGTCGTCAACCGGTTCTATGTCCACAACATGATCTATAACCCTGATCCATACATCAAGGGTGATTTCCGTGTTGTAGCCAAAGGCGCAATGGGCTTGATCGCCAAAGAGCAGATCCAAGTTCGCCGCAACGAGTTCTTGAATCTTGTGCTCAGCAACCAGATCGCCCTACAGATTGTTGGCCCAGAGGGTGCAGCGTATCTGTTGCGCGAGACAGCGATGGGCTTACAGATGGATACCGACAGATTGGTTCCATCGACAGAGATGATGAAGTTCAAACAAGAACAGATTCAGATGGCAATGCAACAGTTGCAGGCCACAATGCCACAACAACAGATTGCAGCCCCTGAAGCAACAAACCCAGCCGGAGACCAAGCGCCTCCTGCAATGAATACAGTTCAACCCCAACAAGGAGTATCAGCATGATGACAATGAAAAAAGCCCCCAAAAAAGGAATGATGCCAGCAGGCTACAAGGATGGCGGTCACGCTAAAAAAGAAATGGCTGCTTTGAAAAAGGGCGGCGCTCCTAAAAAGGTGATGATGTCCGAAGCCAAAGAGTACGGCATG